TCTGCTGACTATAGCGCTTACTGGTAGTAACCAGTGAGATACTCCTGTATGCTGACGTGTCTGTCTTGTTCAGTGCCGTGCGATCTGATTTCACTGTGTTTTCTTGTCATTCGAGATATCTTTTTTTTTTTTCAAGCAGAAGACGGCATACGAGATATTGGCGTGACTGGAGTTCAGACGTGTGCTCTTCCGATCTCAACTTGCGGAAGGTTAGTCCACGCAGTGACACCAGAACCGCCAACATTTAGCCGGAACTGCGCTTGGAAGTGCGTGGTTTTTGAGAATGTTCCTTCAGTCCCTTGCGGCGTGGTGACGTTTAGAAGTATCTGCGGCTCAGGCGAGCCCGAGTTTGAATATGAAGCAGCAGTCTCATCGCTAATCGGTTGTCCCACGATGACCGGCGTCTGTGGGTTCTGCAAAGTTGGTGGAACAGGAATTGTGATTGGTGTTTCGTATTCTGGGATCACGCCGTGTTCGTAAACTGCGGCGTTGTACTCGATTAGCTCCAGCACAGCGGTGAGATCGTTGCGCGGCGACACGCGCTGCACGATGCACAGAATGGATTCCGTGTCGCGTTCTCCGAAGAGAAGATGGTCACCGACTGCGGGCGCTGCGCTGACGCCGTATGAAGTGGCAGACTCGGCAACGAGCTGGTCGCTTGTCTGGCCCTGGTTCGCAACATTGACGAGCAACTCGGAACCATCGGCAGCGCGAAGCCGCGCAGCGTAATTCTTAGGCGGAACCGAGTTTGGGTCAAAATAGAACTCTTCGTCCATCGTGGCTGAGACGAACGCGCCGCCCACGTTCGTGACCGACTTAATGCGTGCGCCGCCATAGCCGACGCCGATGACATCGTGCGACACGCGCACAAGGTCGCCACGGTTGCAAACGATGTGTTCGACGTCTGCCGTGATCGTGAAGACTTCCGGCCGCAGCCGATGGCTTGCGATGTGATAGCGCGCATCTCGCCATGCTTGGTCAGCATCGGCAACGCCCCAGAGCGACAAGTCCATGAACTCGGTCGCTTCGGTCAGCCCGTCGCTGCCGTCTTCGTTGTAGCCATCGTCATAAACGATGCGCTCGTCTTTTTGATAGCCTTTGTCTGGGTTAACGAAGGCGACACGGAGCGCGTGCGGTGATCGCTTGAATGCCTTGGCACCGCCGAAGCCTGACGAGTTGCGCGGCGAGAAGTGCTGCGTGATCGCGGTGCGCGGCACGTCTTGAACGACGCTGTACTTTCCATCAATTATGTTCAGCGCCGCTCGTCCACCGCCTGCGATGTCGGCAAGTAGCTTGCGCGCTGTCGTCGTGAAGTCCACAACGGCGTCGATGTTTCGCGCAAGCAAGAACTCTCCGCTGATCGGATTCGTGCCGGTGCCTGCAAGATTGCCAGCCCAGCCTAGCGATGCCGAAGCCGTCAATCCGAGAGTCTGCAACAGGTCGAGAGTTCGCTGGACCGCGAAGAACCTGGGCAAACAACCAAGCCGCATTGCGCGTCGGGAACATCGTGACGTTGTACGCGCTCGCGTTCGCAGTTGCCGGTCCCCATGTCTTGTTTGAAGAATTAAAGACCGGCGCGATGCTTGTGCAGATCGCAGACAGATTATCAAGAACGCCTGCCAAGCCTGCGTCGTTTGCGTTGACTTCGATTTCAATCTTTGCAAGGTTCGGAATAGTTGTCTTCAGGTGCGGCTTGATAGTTCGCAATACGGTGATGCGTGCGTCTGAAACTATCGTGTCGCCTGCGGTTGTTGTCGAGATGCGAGTCACGCGGATTTGATGCGCAACGCCTGGAGTGCTGCCAACGGGCACGGTCCACCGCAAGCCGCGTGTCACTGTTCCGCGTTCTCGCAATCTGATGCTGAATCGTCCTGGCGATACTAGTGTTATGCCGGTGTTATCTCCAAGCCCTCTTGTCGGAGTGCCTATGTTAGTCCAAGAAGCCGATCCCAATTCGCGTTGTTCCACTGTGAAGACGACAGTGACTTCCGCAGGTTTTCCAGTCGTGTCGGAGAACGCAATCAAACCGCCTACAAATTGAAGATCAAACGAAAGTTCAGCGGGCCCGAGTCCTGAAGTAAAAATTGCAACTTCCGGATTCTCACGGGGCAAGCTCGGCTGGAATCCACTGTCGGCGTCGGATTCATCTCTGAAAATCGTCAGCTCGCCGTCATCATCCCAGCCTTGCAAAATGTTGTACTGAATGCCGGGAATGTCATCAATTGACGTTTCGCCAATCTTGATGTCAGTAATGTCTAGCGGTCCATACCCGAAGCACATCAGCAATCGAAGAATGCTGTCGTTTCCTACCTGTTCGACGAATGGCTTGCCGATCAGATCAGGGTAGACGCGGTATCGACCCAGCACGGTTCGGATCGGCTTGTACAACCGCACTGAGTTCCGCGTGCCTTGGAGCGCCGCGCTGTCTTGCGACTCGGGAATTGCGCCGACGTAGACATCAGGCGGTGGCGCTGCCAGCGATTGAATGCCAGTGACGACACCCGACAAGCCACCGATGATGCCTGCTGCGCCTGCGAGTGCCAGACCTGCGCTCGTCTTACCTGCGACAAACGCACCGCCGGAAAAAAATACGCCAAGCGATGCGCCGCCCGTGAATGCCGCAGCCGCGATCACAAGAACGCTGATGACAATCGACAGCACAGCCTTGCCCGAGTCACCGCCGTGCGGCACGACGCGCACGATGACCTGTGTGCCTGCCTTTGGCTTGACGTGATCGAGCATTCGGTCGGGCACGATTTCGCCGTTCAGCACGACCTGAACGCCATAGGCGGCGCTTTCGCGAAAGCCTTGAGCGGCAACCATTTCGCGCAGCGTCATGCCGACCGGGGCCGTGCTGTCGATGCGCGTGCCTGCAAACGGGTTGCGCGCTGTCGCGATGTTAACTTCAGCCGGTAACACGTCTTGACCCTCCGCTGCCACGCTGGCGATTGCAGGTTGATGATGTGCGAATCGTTGCCTTGCATCGCGTGCAGCATCTTGCCGTCACCGAGCGCGATCCCGGTGTGACATTCCATGCCTGCGATGCGGCACCAGAACACGTCAAGTTCTTGCGGCGTCTCGACTGCTTCCCATTCCGGCGAAGCGAGCTCGTGCGCGTGCGCGAAGCCTTCGGCATCGACTGGGTTTTCGTATTGCTCGGCAAGCGATGGCAACGCGATGCCAAGCCGATCGCCGTAAACGAGCCGCACCATTCCCCAACAGTCGAGTCCATCGCGGTTTCGCCCGTGCAGCTTGTACGGGATGCCGATATAATCATTCGTCCACGACATCAGAACAGACCCGGCGTGTTGCTAGGCGTGTATTCGTGCGCCGGGTAGCGTCGGTTGGTCACATCTTCAAAGGCGAGTTCGCCGGTCACGGTCATCGCATCGTATGACGCCGATTCCAGCGTCAGATAATACGGACCCGCTTCGACGACATCGGGCGACGAGCGAAGCACGACCCACATATTGCAGTCGGGCGGCGTGTTAGCTGATCGAATTGCAGCGACGATCGCGCGATCCACGTTGTCGATTGTCACGCGCACCGTGCTGATGTTCTCGCCAGCTTCTTCGGGCAGCTCGATGCCGAAGTAGCCACCGGCAAACGTCACAGCCGGGTCGTGCGTGTCGGTGCCGTCCACGGTCAACTTCGTATCTAAGTTCTGGCTGTCGAGCGCAACGCGAATCGGTTCGCCTGCCGTCGATACTTCGAGCAGCAGCACAAAGACTTCTTCAGTCTCCTGTGCGTACATCGCACTCCGCGCGGCTGATGATACGGAACGGCTCAAGGCAGAAGCTCCAGCCGCAACGATGCGCGGAAAACGTCATAGGCGGTTTGCGTCAGCACAGGCGGCGCAAGGAAGCGGAACGTCGCGGCGCTGTTGTCACGCGGGTGCGGCAAGCCAGTGATAGACAGCGCGCCGCCGTTAGTGCCTGCAATCGCCGCATCGCTGGCGTTCTCGTAGAACTGAATCAGCCGGGTTGCCTGCGCCTTCGTCATTACAAACTGAAACGAGAACGCTGACGGCGTTGACGTGAAGCGTCGGCGCAGCTTCGCAGGACCGGCATCGGTTTGCGTTCGCACAAGCGAGT